GAACATTGTTTCATTAACCACCACATCTCTGTTCTACGGTTGATGTATTGCTCTGGTTTCATTGCCTTGCCACCAAACGGTATCTCGATTACGTCATATGACAACTGCCTTAGTCTGTCGATTACACCACTACCAGCACCTGCATCACAGAACACTGCATCTGGTTTATGTTGCTCTATCAGATTGGCTACTCTGGACGCTAGTTCCATGTTGTCTATACCTCGATATACAACAGGCTTAAATGCTTGCTTGCCCTGCCGTCTAAACACTACAGATCTGTCATCACCAAACCTTGCTGGGTCGATACCAATGATTATTGGAAACAATTTGACATGGTCTGGTTGGTATATGCGCTTGGCTGCATCTTCGGTATCTGCCAATGCAATTAACTGGTCATCACCTTGTGCTGAAAAGTCACATAAATATTCTCTGGCAAACGATGTCTCACTCATGTCTCGTTTAAGACGAGTTACCTCATCAGGATGCAAGCTATCTGTGTCAAATACTGTGTATCTGGCAGACGTCCATCCTTCTTCGTTTACAGCCTTGTAGTACAACTCAGAGAACAAGTTAATACCTTGTGGTGTACCAATAAACAATGACCAGCCTAGACGATCTGATAGGGCTGGCTGGACTATGTCTGACCATAGCTCGTTCTTTATCTGAGCTACCTCATCTATCACACAGCCATCAAGTCGCATTCCTCGTAAAGCATCAGGATTATCACCTCCAAACAATCTAATGATCGCTCCATTATGTTTAAACCTGACCGACAGTTCACCCTCGTTTATGTCGATCACAGAGGTTCTACGCAATGGTTCTATCTTCTGCTTTAATCTTGCCCATGCAATTGCTTTTGCCTGTCTCAGGAACGGTGCAATATAAACAAACATGGCTAGTTCTTTGTCTGTCTTCATGGCCTTGTCTATTAGCTCCATGATCGCTAGTTCTGTCTTACCTGATCGCCTGTGCAATGCGTAAACGCTAAATCTTTGTTTCTTTATATGGCATTCTCTCTGCCAAGTCCGAGGTGTGTAATCAAGTGTTATCAACGTTTGCTCTACACCTGTGGAACGCCTGTTGAAATAGTCAGGTTAATATCTCCTTTTGCTTCTACCCCTACACGATCTCCATAACGCTGCGGAAACCACTTGGATAATAGTTTTAATGCAACATCACTTTTGGCCTTCTGGAGAGCCACCCACGCAGGGTCTATGCGAGGATTATCTCCTTCTATCATCTCAGGCTGTTCATTCATTATCTCCATAATAGAATCCGCAATCATATCTGATCCAACCTCACGCGCACGCACGAAGCGTTCAGTAAATTCCTTATCTTTATTCAACCAATTGTAAATAGTAGTAAAAGCAGGTTTACCTTTTTGTCTGCAATAAGCACGCAAAGTATTACCAGAAGAAATCCAGAACAAAACCTCTTCCATGATTACAGGATCAGGTTTAGCTAATGGCCTACCTAACTTGGATTGTTTTGTAGCGAGTTGCATAAGAAACACGTTTTTCGTAACGGCAAATTTGAGCTATATAACCACGAGAGATACCAAACATTATGGATAAGCAACCATAGCCAATACCATAATCTTCATGCAGTTCTCGTAGTGCATCAACTATCACCTGAGTTATCTGAGGATTATGATTTGGATGATCCTCTGCTACTCGATGACCAGAATCTGTAACACCAACAACAATAGTTTTTGGATTTACTGTTGCTAGTGTCATAAAAAATAAATAAAATTAAACATAATATAGAGAAATGTAGAGTAAATCGCAATATCTAGAATTAATTTGTTGACACCTGTTGGATTATATGCAACACTATGGGAGTACATTACTAATTTCTATTAACAATGCAAAGAATTAACAACAACATCGACCAGTACATTAACTGGAATGATCCAGACTCAATAGAAAACTATTGTCCAGAAGATCAATTTGAGTATGTACCTGATGATCCAACATTTAAAGATCATGTAGTTTATTTCCTACAAGATTATTTAATTGATCCAATCAGAATGTTCTGCATAAAACATTTCAACATTTTTCATTACAAAAAACCATACGGTGCTGATTGGTTAGATGAGGGTTAACAACCCTCTTTTTTTTTGCCTAATTACTTGTATTAATGTTGCATTTATGGCAATATATAGATATGGAATCAACTATTAAAACACCAGTACAATTAGCCATTGCTGAGTTCGGTGGTGTTCGAGCATTAGCTAGGGCAATACATCGTGACCCTGCATCAGTATCTAAATGGCAAAAAGGAGATGGCACTATACCAACATCTATTCAACGTAAGCTGCTTGAGACAGCATGGGATAGAGGTATAGAACTATCAGCACATGAATTAATTTTTGGAAGAGAATGAATCAAAAAAAATTAGAAAAATTACAAAAGTTGTATGCATTGGCATCTAACAATCCAAATCAAAACGAAGCGATTGTAGCTGCACATAAATTTGTTAATGCAATAAAAAAAGATGGATTGCATATGACATTGTCAGAGCAACCACAGCCAACGCAGCAACAGATAGAACAAGCATTACAGGCAAACTATCAAAAAGGATTTACAGAGGGCAGACAGCATTCTTATAACCAAGGTTATCAGGACGGATACTATAAAGGTTTAAATGAAAACCAACAGCCAGAGTTAAGTCAAGAAACAGAAAGGGAAATAGCATCATCTACTCCTACTAATAGTTTTATTTATTATTCAAACGGCACTACTAGTTCAACAATAAAAATAGGAACATGAACTGTTACTGGTGCGATACTGACCTAATACCTAGTGGAGACATAGACATAGATGAGTCAATGCCACAGTATCCAAAATTTTCAGTATTAACTAATTTATCTTGCTTTAGATGCGGATCTCAGGTGGAAGTTTTAAAAAAAAGAGATGCCTTCGATTAACGAGTTTCTTGACAACTGTTGCATTATGTGCAATACTTATTAGTGAAGGTGTTATACCTTCAATTGTTGTTTACTAATTTCTATTAACAAACACTATGTCTACTATTAACGCAAAACTGGTCTACACAGACCCAAACATTGACCACAAGTTTACAGTTGAACTTGATAGGTCAGACATCAAGAGATTAATTTCTGGTTACAAAAACAGAATTAAACTTGGTAAGTTACCAGAACGCATTAAAGAGTACAAGTATGGACTCATGATTGATGCTTACAATACTGGTGACGATCTCAGGAAACGTGATCTCTACAAGATGAAAGAAGTACCTTTCTATCGTCACATGAGAAACCATTGGAACTATAAAGTTAAAAATGGTTATTACAACGAAAGTACTGGCAAGATTGAAACCAAGCAATTTCGCAATTGGTTTAGATACAAGCAGTATTATCTTGAATCAATGGAAGCATATTATGAATCCATGATTAAGAAAATCGTTCACTTTTCTGCATTAATTGATTACGATTGTTCAGAAATAGTTGAAGAGATAAATTCATCAGATAAGTTACAGCGTAGCCGTGACAATTACTGGAAAGAAAAAGCAGCAAATGCTCCTGATGGATGGGAGGACTAATGACAGATACCCAGAAACTACAAAGGTTGGCCTACTTGGCCGACCTTCCTTATTGCAAGCACACATCAGAGGATTGGGAAGAAGAACTCAGACTCGAATGTGAATTACAAGACCACCCTCAGTACATCTCTTTTTTAAACCGATGAAAAATTTAAAAGAAATTTTAGCTAGTCAAGACCGTGACACAATTCAAGAAATAGTTTATTGGACTTGTGTTGAACATGGCTTAGTTGATCGCAATGCTTCATGCATTCCAGATTTTTATTCAGTTGAATTTGATCTTTCAGTAACTATAAAGGAGCCACAAAAATGAGAAAATTTACAGTTACCTTTTATGCCAACAGCGAATACTCAGTTCGTGAAAGATTACAGGAGATAGATAATTCTATTTCTAATATTGTTTGGCCTTATCCCTCGAACATAGATAGTTCTAAAACAAGAACAAAAAAATTAACAGGTCGCATTGATGAAGAAAAGCAGTTGCATCTTACCGACTATGAATACAAGAAGGAAGATCCTACTTTTATGATGGGCGATAATTATGCAACTACTGGCAAATGGAAAATGGAAGTTGTGCCAGACCAAGACTATGTCGACTTTCAAAAGTTAGAGGATCTATGAAACAAACAACATCACAAAGTGCCAAGGTTCTGTATCACTTACAGAACTACGGCCCACTAACTGCCATCGAAGCGTTAGAACTGTTTGCTTGTTTCAGACTTGCTGCCAGAATAAATGACCTAAAGGAAGCAGGGCATAACATTCAAACAGAAATGAAAAGACAAAAGAACGGCAAGAAGATTGCTGTTTATTCAATTCCAAAAAATGAAAAACAAGGAGAACTTTTATTATGAAATTTATTTCGGTTAAAAAATTACCTTATGACATCTTTAAGTCAATGCTTGAAGACGAAGGCATATCAGACACAACAAAAACTTTTCTTAAAAAAGAAAGAAATGACAAAAGATTTAAGGAGAACTAAAACTATGACCGTAAAAGAAATTCCAATAACCAACAAGCAAGATTGGTTAGAAAACAGATTGCTTGATGTAACTTCTACAGAAGTATCAGCATTGTTTGATGTCAACCCATACCAAACAGAGTTTGAATTGTACAACCAAAAAAAAGATAAGGTTGTTATTAACTTGGAAGATTCAGAGCGTATGGCGTGGGGTCGCAGACTTGAGGATTCTATAGCTCAAGGTTGTGCAGAGTCTCAAGGATGGCAAGTCCAACCATTTGATGTATACATGAGCGATACAGACACAAGAATGGGTAGCTCGTTTGATTACAAGATTACTAGCAGTGACGAGTTAGGAATTATGGAAGTTAAAAATGTAGACGCAATGGTTTATCGCACGAAGTGGATTGACGATGGCAATGGCCATATCGAAGCACCACCTCACATTGAGATGCAGCTACAACATCAACTTCATGTAGCCAACATAAGTTGGGGATGCATAGTTGCATTAGTTGGTGGCAATACACAAAAGCTTATTGTCAGGGCAAGAAACAAAGAAGTTGGTGAAATGCTTGAGACAAAAGTAAAAGAATTTTGGGATAAGGTACAAGCAGGTACACCACCTGATATTAATTATCTCAGGGATTCTAGTTACATCATCAAAAGTTTATGTAATCAGGCAGACGCAGGTGTAATCCTTGCAGCAGATGAGGACATGGACAAACTAGTTGATGATTACTACGCCATCAACAGAGAATACATTTCACTTGGCAAAACAAAAGATTCTTTAAAAGCACAAATTCTAGAAAGAAGTCAGGGTGCATCTAAAATTGTTTCTAAGTACGGAACAATCAATTGCGGAATGACAAAAGGTAGTCAAGGTAAATACATTACCCAAGACATGGTTGGTACATACATCAACCCACGCAAAGGCTTTCGCCAATTCAAATTTAATCAACCAAAAGGAGTTTAATCATGACCGCAATCACACCATTAGCAGCTATGCACGGCACGCTTGAAAGCATGGCAGAAAAATTTACTGATGCATTGCCACCACAAATTGATGCAGCAAAATTTATTAGTGTTGCCAAAACTACTTTGACAATGAATCCATCGTTGCTTAACGCAGACAAGACAAGTTTGTTAGCAACATTTATGAAAGCAGCACAGGATGGTTTGTTGTTAGATGGCAAAGAAGCAGCAGCAGTTAAGTATGGCAACTCAATCCAATATTTACCAATGCTTGAGGGAGTACTTAAAACATTGCATAACAGTGGACTAATAAAAACTATTTCTGCTGAAGTTGTATATGAAAAAGATTTGTTCGATTACGAACTAGGTAGCAAACCACAGATTACACATAAACCATTGATTACTGGTGACCGTGGCAAACCTGTCTGTGTTTATTCAGTTGCTGTTACTACTAATGGCGGTGAGTATTACGAAGTAATGAACATGGATGACATCAACAAATGTCGTAATGCATCTAAATCTAATTCACATCCAAGCTCGCCATGGGTTAATTGGTTTGACCAAATGGCCAAGAAAACTGTCATTCATCGTATAGCTAAACGTCTACCCAAGAATGATGCAATCAATTCTGTGTTGACACTTGATGATGACACTGATTTTAAACAACCAGTAAATGTAACTCCTACACCTGAGAAACAAGATCAGCCATTGTCTAGACTTAAAGAAGCTATGGGTATGGATGATGCTGGTGTAGATAAAG